GGATGGCTTACCGCCATTGGCGAGTGTGGTGTCGCACTGGCCGCCGGCATCCCAATCTACCAGAGCTTTTACCAGCGACTGGTCGAGGAGGGGCAGGGGGTCCGCATTCAAGGGCACAACTCGCTGGAGGGCGGGTTGCACTGGATGTCCAAGGGGATGGTCCAGGCAACCAAGCCAATTCACCACAGGACTCGGTACAGCTTCTGGCTGGCGTTTGGAGTGACACCAGATGAGCAAATCGCTCTCGAGTCACATGTGTCCAACACCAAAGTTTCAGTCGACACCATCCTCCCCGTTGTAAAGGGTGCGACTGACCAGTCCTACCCCTACAGGTAGCTTTATTGGAAAAATGGCCAAGGCCAAGGCCACCAAAAAGAGGGCAAGCATTAAGAAAAAGACCTCTAAAAATAACAGTATTGTGCGTAATGCACTGGCTGGGCTCGACAAGGCAGCACTGGAGTACCGTAATCTCCTTGTAGATCCGTGTAATGCCCCGTTTGCTAGGCCAACTTATGGTGGCTTGGGGACTGGGTTTTATCGCCGCGTGCGTAGGATCATTAACATTCCCTCCACTGCTGTGGAGGGTTGTTGGGTGTTTTCTCCCGGAAACAATACGTATTGGTATGCCCACCATTCTTCAGGTAACGCTGGCACGAATTACACGTTTGTGTCAGACTTTGTTTTCACTTCTATCAGTGGCCTTGGTAATGCCGAGGGCAGGTGTTTGGCGGCTTGTGTGAAGGCGCGATATGTTGGCCCTGAGTTGAGCAGGGCCGGCGTTATCGGGCTGTATTCGGGTCCCTGTCCCCGCCATCTTGTCTCAGCGGCGTCGTCGGCTGCAGTAGATGTGGCAGCGTCTCCGTTTGTGGCGAGGTTGGGCGAGGTTCAGCATGAGGTGAAATTTGTGCCCGCCGCCGGTGATGAGCTGTTTTCGAACGTCACCTCACTGGCTGTGGGTGCAGACTCGGCTGAGATGAGCAAGTCGGTTCTTGCCGTGGCTTTCCAGGGTGTGCCGTCTGGAACACTCCAGTTGGAGATTACAGCTGTGATGGAGCTGGAGGCAACGTCTGATGGTGTGCTCAACACCATCGTACCATCCTCTCGATTTACTACTAATCATGTACTTCAATCTCTGGGTGATGCTGCATCATGGGCTTACCATAGGGTTATATCTCCAGTCATTAAGTCCACGATGGATAACGTCGTGGCGACTGGGCTGAATACTACAAATGCCGCTTCAATCGGTATGCGTATGCTTACTCTGTAGGCCAAAGGGGCTAGTGGGTCAGCAGCGTGGCAGGTAGCAGTGTGAAGTTCGGTGTGCACTGGGGATTGGTCCCCCCAGTTTTAATGGCTGTCCCGGCAGGGGCAGCAGGGCACTACGGCACTGTGGCAGATCGCTGCTGATGTAACCAGGCAGACGGTGGGCGCCACCCACCCGAGGGCAGCCGTGGTTATTCCATCTCATCTATAC